GACCTCACCAATTACAGCAGCTGGTCAGAGTTTTGTACCTAGATTAGATAACTATCTCTTCAAAAGTGAAGTAACTCAAGCTAATAGCGGAACTACTAAAAAGAAACTAAGGTTTCCAGCTGGTAGTTATGTAGAAGGTAAACAAGCAAATATAATTATTACTCAATCAGGTCAGGAAACTTTATTCTTACGTCCAGAAATTCAATCTGATAGTACTGGCTATTATGTTGAGGTAGATAATGAAGATGCTGCTGAGGAATTTATCCTAGGGTTGGAATACGATATGAGTGTAACCTTACCTTCATTCTTCCTAACTCAAGATAAGAGAGCTGATAGAGTAAATATACCAATGGTAGAAACTGCCTATTTAGATCTTTACTATTCAGGTAGATATAACATCACAGTTTCTAAGACTGGATACGATGATATTAATTTAGATTTAGATGTTACTCCAGCTGATATTTATAAAGCTAATGAAGTAGCAGTCCAAGAATTAACCACAAAAGCTATCCCTGTATTTAGTCGAGGTGATTATGTCACCATTAAGATTAAAGCCTCTGATCCTTTACCAGCTTCAATAACCAGTTACAGCTGGGAAGGACATTACAGCAATAGAGGAATAGCAAATATTAGATAAACATGAAACTATACCGCAAAGCCACAGTTAAAGATGGCTTTTTGGTAGCTAATCAATTAAGACCAGAGGATAAAAGGGAAGTGGAAGGTATGGGTCATACCCCCTTTCATATCCCTCTTTGTGTCTTAGGTAGTGAACATGCAACCGTTTTCCATTCACCAGAGGGAGAAATTGCGGGGGTTGCTGGAATTGTTCGGTTAGATAACCAAATAGGTCAAATCTGGATGCTATGCACTCCAGCTATCACTAAATATCCTCACATATTTGTACGGCGATCAAGTAAATGGTTGAAAGAAGTACAAAAAGAGTACCGATTACTTTGGGCTTTTGCAGACGTAAGAAACCTCGTACATCACAAGTTACTCAAACACCTAGGGTTTAAAGCCTTAAGAACAGTACCCATAGGACCAAAGAATCTTCCATATTATGAGATCGTAAAATTATGTGCATTATCGCGGCGGGGCCAGGATTAAGCGCGGCGGCAGCGGCGGCAGCAAACGCAACAATAGCCGTATCTGCTATCAGTACAGCTGCCTCAGTAGGTATGGGTATTATGTCAGCTCAACAACAGGCGGCAAATGCTCAAGCCAATTTAAACGCTCAAGCTCAAGCTCAACAAGTTCAATTAGATGCTCAAAGAGAGCAAAGTATTTTAAATCAAGAAAATCAAAGACAAGCGTTACTCTTACAACAACAACAGGGGATCGACTCTTATAACTTACAAGTAGAACAAACAAATAACGCACTACAAAATAATTGGAATCAACAAAGAGAACAGGTTGAACTAGCTCGTCAACAAAAATATGAAAGGTTCCAAGAGGAATCAAGGATATATCATAAGGATTCTTTAGCAGCTGAAAAGCAAATTGATCTAAATAATCAAGCTGCTAATACTGCATACATGCAAGAGCAAACCAAATTAAATGAAGCAAAGAAAAAAGCAGCCTTTGAAAATCAAACCCTATTAGCTAAGTCAATCGGAGCTAAAGGAACTATCTTAGCCTCTGGTAGAACAGGTCAATCAATAGGAGTAATTCTTGGAGATGTAGATAGACAGATAGGGTTTGAGAAAGCAATGAATCAAGCGACTCTAGATTCTAAACGTGATGCCTCTATTATTGCTATGGAGGGTAATTGGTTGAAAGCACAAAGCGAAAATAATAAAGCTAAGAGTAGTATTGGTCTTATACCTGAGCTTGGATATCTACCTGATGTCCCTGATAGTCCTATATATGTTACTGGTTAATTATGTCTAGATTAAAATCCATACAACCCGCTCAAAACAAATATCAAGGATCATCTCAAGGGGGATCTTTTATTCCTGTTAAAACTTCCATAAGTTCAAAAAAAGAAAAAGAAAAACTTAAACGGTTAGAGCTAGATCAAAGATTACAACGAGACAACCTAGCTAGACGACAAGACGCTAGCAGCTTAGAACTAAAAGCTAGACAAAGTGCCAATAGAGGTAAGCTCGAAGTAGGGCATCAACAAGAAACAGCTAGATTAAAGATTGAGACACTTAATGAAGAATCTCAATTAAAACTAGATACTTCATTTGATGTAGCGAAAGCAAATCTAAATACCTCTTATGTTCAAGCAAAAGGGAATTATGAATTAACTAAGTTAAATCTAATTTCTAAAATAGCTACATTATCTACAACCTTTGCCTCTCAGGTTATTGATCATAATCTTAAGGCTAGTAAAAACAAAGATGCATTAACTGAAGCTAATGAGTTATTTGGGTTATTTAATGATAAAGATACAAACTCAGCTATTGAATCAGCAAAGACAGAGGAAAACGACTTTGTAAAAGGTCTTTTCACCAATGAAAAAGCAATTCAAAAAGCTGCTGATGGTGATTTAATTTTAGAAAATAGTTTAAGAGAAGACTCACAAAACGAGACCTTAGCTAGGCAAACAAGAAAATTCACAGTTAACGAGGCAGTTCAACAGGCATACCCATTTTTAAAAGAGTATCTCAATAGTAATGAACCTATTACGATGCCTGATGGAAGAGTTATTACTCCTCTTACAGCTCAGACAAGAGAAGATATAAATTTTATTAGAAGTCAAGCCGCCTTAGCTTTTGCTAAAGAGTTTAGTGTTTCTAAAATGGCTACAGATCAAGTAGCTACAGTTTTATTACCAGCTGTTAAAGATATTCTTAAAGCTGAAACTAAAAGTATTACTGATTCAATAGTAGAAACTCGAATAGACGAGTCAGAAAGTAACGCCTTACAAATAGCCTCATCAGATTTAGCAAGTGGGAAATCTGCTGATGTAGTAGTCGAAGCTCTTACAGCTGAGTTATTTGCATCAGGTAAATATAGAGGATCTCCAGGGGAAGCTAATAAGGCAGCTGTTGAGTATATTATTGATTACGCTGAGAAGACTTCAAATACAGTTATTTTAGATCAACTCAGTAGAGGTTATAAAGTTTGGAAAGATGGTAAGCCAAATAAAGGTACTCAATATGGAAAGATTCATAAAGATGATATCTTTGAGGCGAAATTAAATATAGATCTGAATGTTGCTAAGCAACTAACAAATGAAAAAGTTATCGAACAACTGGACGTTAATACTACGATTAATGAGCGCTTAGAAGCTTTAACAAAAGATGGTATTACGTCTGAAGAAATAGCAGACATAAACCAAAAAGCGATTGATGATTTAGAAGGGAAAAATACTGATGCGGCTAGATTACAGGCCGCTCGTCTAAAAAACCTAGGAGTTAACTATAGCCCGTTCACATATGAATCAATGCTAGATAGCTCTAACAATGGTGAATCATGGACTAATGGGGAACTTTCCGAGATGGTTCAAAGTAAAGAGCTAACCCTTAAAGAAGCTAAAAGTCTTGGATACAGACCACAACAAAAAGATTCAGTTGATACGGCTACAAATCTGAAACTAGAGCAAATGGGTTCTATTAGTACCATTGAAGGTATATCTGCAAACTTAATTACTACAAGTTTGGCAAAAACCGATTTAGATCCAGCTGATTTAAAAGATATCATCACCTCAGATGGTGAGAGTATTGCTAATGATGTGTCTTTGAGAATGAACTCTCAATTAGTTGATTATGTAAAAGATAATCCAAATGCAACATCTCAAGATATCAGAAATAAATTAAATGAGATCACTCAAAACATGACTCAAGAATTATCGAGTCTAAGAATTGATGATGGAGAAATTAAAGGATATAGATATTCTCCTGTTAGTCTTGGTAAATTACTCACCTATACAAAAATCAGAAACAATGGTGTTAAGTACCGAATTTACTCAAATAAAAATGAAGTTGATATTAGGCTTGTAAGATCTCAAATAAATATAGCGAATGATCAATTATTAACTCGTAAAGAATTATTGACTGGTTTTGAATCTATACAAGCTGGACAAGAACCATCAGGCCGAGTAAAAGAAGTAGCTAAAGCTTTAGGAACAAATGTAAGAACATTAATCCAATTACAAGGAAAGGCTTATGGAATTTATGAGATACAAGCAATCTCAGCTCCACTGCCTCCTAAATTTGAGGGTGAAGTAACTGAAGCTAATGTAGAAGAAGTATCAACTGAAGAATTTGGATATCCTTTAACTCTCAGGCAATATCAGAGAACAACCGAATCGCTTACAGATATTAAATAGTAAAAAACCTTTATTTTAATTTGTTATCAGTGTGTGATGCGTCATACCAAACAATTAGTTTTTATCATTAAAAAGAATAATGACCGAACAACCTTTAGGGATTGGTGGTAGTGATATCGATCCCACTGAAGAAGAGAGTGCGCTCTCACAAGAACAACCTAAACAGCCAGAAACCAGTACAAATAATTACAGTGCTTCAGAACGTCTAGTCAATGAGGGTGCTGTAGCAGTTAGAGATTGGATTGATAACACTTTCCAAGATGATCAAAGAAGTAAGGATGAGATCAGAAAAGATAGAGAAGCTATCACACCAAGTTTAAAAGATCGAACAGCAGCAAAGAAAGAGTTTCTAGAAAACGATAAAAGTGTTGCTGGAGAAACTGTAAGAGCTGCTGTTGGTGGTGTTGCTGGATCAATAGAAAATCTAGGTGAAGCTGGAGAGTTTCTTGGAGATACAGCGAAATCACTTATAGCTAAAACAGGTGTTATAAAAGTTGATTCAAAAGATATCCCTTGGTCTCAATCTTATGAATCAGCTCAATGGGATTTAGGAACAGCAAAAAATAATACAGCTGTAGGAAACTTTGGTCGAGAGATGATTTCCATAGTCATCAACATGAAGCAACTAGCGGGGCTTGGTGTAGGTGTAGGAGGTGGAGCAACTTGGCAGAGTCGTTTAGCTAGTGAAACTTTAAGAGGTTCATTAGTTGATTTCTTAGCTGATCCAGGTGAAGGAAATTTATCAAATATTGTTGCTGATAGTCGATACTCAAATCTCCTTTCTAAAGCCTTAGCTCATGAAGATGATGATAATCAATACATCCGTCGTCTTAAGAATTTAGTAGAAGGTGGAACTATTGGTATTGCTGTTGATGGCTTATCAGAATTATATGGAGCTTTAAGAGCTGGAAAAGAAGCGGTTAAGAATGGAGCGTCAGCAGAGGAAGGAGCAAAAATAGTTTCTAGAGAGATAGAAGAAATCGAGCCGTGGGATGAAGGTTATGTAGATCAAATAATAGATTTTCAAGACTCCCTACCTATTGATGGACCTGGAGTAGTTCGACCAGAAACTCCAGAGAGTATCCGAAAAGCTATTAAATCTTTTAAAGCTCTTCCATATCAAGAAAAGGTAAAGCAATTTAAAAGGTTCACGAGATCTCAACAAGATCATTTTGGGCAACACATGCCTATACATTATTGGACAGATGAGCTTGATATTACTCAAAGAAGTGTACGTTTAGATGATGGTAATAGTGCAACTTGGACTTTTAAAAAAAGAGCGTTAAATAGAATAGAAGTTGAATGGGAAATAGATGAGAAATCTTTAAAAGAAAGTCAAGGAAGAATTAAAAAAGAGCTATTAAAAAACCCTACTCCTCCGATTTTAAAAGTAGCTAAAAAACAAGCTGAAACTTTAGGTTTAAAGTGGGATGATCTCCCAGTTGGAAGCTCACAAGGAGAGGAATTTTTTGAAACTCAACAAAATTTCCTAAAATTTGCAATAGAAAATGCCCCTGGAAAAGGCTATAAGTTACCTTTAAAAAGATTAGTCTCAGATTGGAAGACAATCTTAAAAGAGAATAATTTTAGAGAAGGTACAATTCTTGAGGTATCTCCAGCTCATGATGGGTTTGGGGTTAATATGAGATCCGACTCTCAAATCAGAAAAAATCAACTTGTAAAAGCAAAGAGAGATAAACGTTTAAAAGAGCTAATAGATAGTAAAGATGAGTTGCTATATCGTAAAGCTAAGGAAAATGCCGAAGCGGGTCTTTGGGACTGGGACGAATTACCGTTCGATAATGGTCCCTCGTCAACTGATATGGATAAGATTTCTCTACTACAAGATGCCGCAAAAGGTGATTTAAGGTTAAGTTGGAGAACTATCTGGGGAACAGCACCAAGTGTTAGAGAGCGTATCTATACCAGAATGGGTTTTGGCTCTTTAGATCAAGATGAATTACTTAGAGCTGTAGTTATTAAAGGTCCAAATGGATTAGAAATGGTTCCTTTAAATAATCCATATCGAGTTTATGAAGGGGGATTTGAAAATCAATTTAATCAATATAATGATGATTTCATAGCTGAGTTAAATAGAAACAGTGCTGATACAAGAAAGTTAGAAAATGATCTAAATTCATCAACAAAAGATAAACAAGGAAAATATGAACCTTATGAAAGAGGAGCTAGACGTTCTACTAATGACGTAAATGATGCGGCTACATCACAAGGGGAAAGAACAGATGTTGATGGAGGAACACAACCTTTCTTAAATGACGCTGATTATGATCAACTTGAAAACGTCCAAGACATAGCTGAATATGTAGAGGGTATTGGAGCTAAAATAAACATCGATGAAATAGCGGGTAGGTTAAGTGAACAACCCGACGATTATGTAAAGAAAACTCTTATCAGTGTTGCTAAGTTTGCAAGTAATGGAGAGCTTAAAAATTTAGAGGATTTAAGGTTTGCAGATGATCGAGGTATTAGATCGTTTGGAGCTGGAGGCACTGTTGCTATGGATGTAATAGTGAAAGATACAGCTGAACAACTATTAGATCTTTCTGAAGAATTAATAGAATTAAATGATTTAAGCCACTTTGCTAGAGATAAAACTCTTGCTTTTATCACGAGAACTAGAGCTTTAGTCAAGATCAAAAAAGAAGCCAGTATTCAATCTTCTTTTCAATTACAGAACTGGAAACAAATACCACCTGATGTTCAACGCTCCTTAGATGAAGCAAACATCATGATCGATGAAACCTTTGAAAAAATAGAGAAAGCTTTCAAGGGTGGAAATGCTGAGGATATGCTCGAACAAAAAGAGGTTATCCAACAGTTTGCAAGAGCAATGGTATCTACTGGAGGCGATCCAACTAAGATTGGTAGCTTCTGGGGAATGGTATATAAAACAGGACTAAAGAATATTAACCAAGCTGTTATTAATGCTTGGCTATCTTCTCCAGTTTCACAGATTCGTAACTTAGCGGGTAACACAGTAGTAGCTCTAGAGCGTCCCTTAGCTATGGCTATTGGTCACGCATTGGAGGGGAATTGGCAAGGGGTAAGAGCCTCAGCTTCAATGCTTGATTCAATGCACTCCACATTAGGAGAGTCTTTAGTAATGGCTAAAAAATCTCTAGGCTCAGAAACTCCAGTTACTAAAGGTAGTAAATTAGGTGAAGTCTTTACTAATACAACTAAGGATGTAGATAATCTGAAGCGAGTTGCTACAAGTCCTACAGAAAAGTTTGCAGCTCAAACCCTAGGGGCTTATCACTCCCTCGTAAATATGCCGTGGAATACATGGCCTGGGAGAGGTTTGCAATCTGGAGATGATTTATTTAAAACAATGGTGTCTAGGATGGATCTTAGATATCAAGCTGCTGTAGAAGTCGATAAATTACGAGACCTACCTAACTTTGCAGGGGATGAAAAAGCGTTTAATGATGCTTATGAAAAGCTACTGAAAGAGAAAATCGGAAGTAATGGAGAAATCTTAGATAAAGAGCTAATAGAAAACGCACAAGAGGCAACTTTCCAAAAAGAATTAAAAGGAAAGATGAAAAGAGTTGCTGATAGTTTGAATGCTCATGATGAAATGAAGCAATTCATACCTTTCATAAGAACTCCACATAATGTAAACGTCTATGCTTTTCAACATCTTCCTTATTTAGCGAGGTTTACAGATGAATGGAAACATACGATGAAGCATGGAACCCCTCAACAAAAAGCATTAATGAAAGGTAGGGAGGCTGTAGGTTATCTACTTGTTGGAACTGGAGGAACCTTAGCAATGACGGGAAATCTTACAGGAAATGGTCCAGCTGATCCCGAACTAAAGAAGCTATGGTTAAAAGATCATGCGCCTATGTCTATCAAGTTTGGTAATACATGGGTATCTTATAAATCTATTCCTGGGGCCGAGTTAATCTTCTCAGCAATAGCAGATACAGGTCAGATCATTAAATATTTAAATCCTAGTGATGCCGATAAGTTATGGGGTCAATTAAGTTATACCATTGCAAACTCAATAACTGATAGATCTTATTTCCAAGGATTTGTAGATTTAGCTGGACTATTAGATATAAAAGGTTGGACCCCTAAAAAAGTAACACAAGCAACAGGTGAAAGATTAAATCTAGTCTTTCCTATAACGGGTGGAGCTGGTTTTAGAAATCAATTTGAAAACGTCATGAAGTCAGGAATGTATGAATATAGAAATAGTCTTCATGCAGTAATGGGTAAAATGACGGGTGGAATAGTAGGCGACAAGATACCAACCATAGATGTATTAACTGGAGAGCAAATGGTTACAGGTTATGAGAATCCTATAAATGCTATTAGTCCATTTAAAATTGCTAAGAAGACTGCTAGTCCATTAGCAAAGGAATTAAGCGCTTTACAGTTTGAGTTTTCTGATGCTGTAGTTAAAAAGCTACATGGAGTAGATCTAAATATTGAAGAACAACAAGAAATACGAAAATTAATGTATGACAAAGGTAATTTTCCTAGAGCTTTAGAAGTTTTATTAGAAAGTCCACAGTTTAAAGCTCAATATAAAGACTGGGTAGATAATCAAGGTACTGCTGACGGCGTGGAAAGAAAACAATCCAAATGGTATAAGGATATTTCTACCCTTGTTGGAGGTTATAAGAGAAAAGCTCGTACAAAGTTTTTAAATAGTGGTAATGATATCGCTGACAACTTTAAATCACGCATAGGTCAATCAAATAACCCACTGGAAACTTTATTAAAAGTTCGCTGAAAAGAAAAAAGTATTTTTTAAGAGATGGCACAAACTGAAGACACTTACACACAATCGGATACGACTACCGTACTCCGATCATTTACATTCCCCTATATTAATCAAAGCGATATCAAGGTTGAACTTGATGGCGTTGCTACAACTGCATACTCACATCCAAATCTAACTCAAATACAATTAAATTCAGCTCCAGCTGTAGGAACTGTTATTAGGATCTTTAGACAGACTAGTGATGAGGAAACTCAAGCTACTTTCTACTCTGGATCAGCTATTAGAGCTAGGGATCTAAACAATAACTTTACTCAAAACCTATATGTAACTCAGGAAGCTAATAATAATGTTGCCTCAGCTTGGAAAACAGGTGATCCAACTATTATTAGCACTGAAACATGGGCTGGAAATGATACCAAGATAGCTACAACAGGAGCTATAGATGGACGTGTTGACGCAAAGATCGATACAGCCTTAACTACTGATGTTTCAGGCGGTGATGGTGTAACGATTGTCGATAATAATCCTGGTACAGGACAAATAAGAGTCGATTTAGATGCTGATATAGCAACTCTTAGAAATATGCAGTCTGGAGCGGCTACTAAATTAGCTGCTTTAACTAGTACAGAGTTAGATATTTTAGATGGAGCAACACTTTCAACAGCAGAATTAAATACACTGGATGGTATTACAGCCACAGTTACTGAATTAAACCATACAGATGGTGTTACCTCAGCTATACAGACTCAGCTCAATACTTTAACTAATAATAAACAGCCATTAGATAGTGAGTTAACAGAACTAGCAACTATGAGCGCGGGTACTGCCTCAGCTCTAGCGGATCTAACTCAAACAGAAGTCCAAAAGATAGATGGTTTAACTGCCTCAACAGCAGAATTAAATAAACTTGATGGAGCAACTGCCTCAACTACAGAATTAAATCATGTAACTGGTGTCACCTCTGCTATTCAAACGCAATTTACAGGTAAACAAGCTTTAGCTACAGATTTAACTAATTTATCTAGTTGTCAAACTGGAGCTTCATCAGCAATAGCAGCTTTAACACAAGCTGAGGTACAAACATTAGATGGTGTAACTGCCTCAACAGCAGAACTAAATATCCTTGATGGTGTAACTGCCTCTACTGCTGAATTAAACAAAACTGATGGTTTATTAGCAACTCCTGTAGAGTTAAATGCGCTTGATGGAATAACTTCTAATACCTCAGAATTAAATAAATTAGATGGTTATACAGGATCAACTACTAACTTAAATATTGTCTCTGGTAAATCATTTAAAAATTCAAGTGCTGGAACCTTAGACACTACTAGCGATACAGAAATACCCTCTTCAAAGGTTATTGCTGCCCACGTTGCTAGTTCTCAGACTGCTATTGGTGGTTTTGTAACCATTGCTGATGAGGTTTCATTTCCAAATACTCAACCTGCAAATGGAGTTGTAGTCAGTATTAATAATGCGGCTGGATTAGTTGTTAGTGGATCAGGTGCAAGTACGTCAGCCAAAAGAGTTGATAATACAACCGTTACTATTAATGGATTTCCTAGCTCACTTAATGGAGAAACCTTAGCGGCTGGAGTTGGTCTCGTTGTTACATCTACATCTACATCAAATACATATAACTACCATAAGTTACTTTTATCAGAAACTGATATTAAAAATATTTCTGATGAAATTAATGATTTTACAGCTAGATATCGAATAGCTTCCTCAGCTCCAACATCTAATAATGATGCTGGTGATATGTACTTCGACACCTCAGCTAACAAGATGAAGGTGTACAACGGTACAACGAGTTCATGGGATGACGTGGCCTCAGTTGGGAACTTCTACATCAACACAATTTCTAGCTCGTCTGGTACAGGTGGAGGTAGTGCAACATTTAACAATAATGCTTACCGCTTCCAGTTGAGTAATGCGCCCGTAATGGCTCAACAGTTAATAGTTAGTGTCAATGGAGTCATTCAAAAGCCTAATGCTGGAACATCACAACCCTCTGAGGGATTTGCAATTTCTAGCAACGATATCATTTTTGCTGCCGCCCCTCCTAGTGGTTCTGATTACTTTATTGTCACTCAAGGATCAAGCGTAAGTATTGGTACACCAAGTGATAATACAGTTACTTCCGCTAAGATTGTTGATGGAAGTATTGTTGATGGTGACATATCGAGTACAGCAAATATAGCTGGCTCAAAACTCAACGATGATTCAATCACTGAAGTTAAGTTAGACGTACATAACGCACCAGCTACAGGTAAATTCCTTAGATATACATCTAATGGGATGGAGTGGGATGATGTACCTGCTGGTGTAGGTGGTGCTAATGGTGCAGACTTTAATGATAATGTTAAACTTCGTTTTGGAAGCTCTACAGATTTAACCATATATCACGATGGAAGCAATAGTATTATCCATGATAATGGTACTGGTGGGTTAAATCTTCTATCAAACGCATTCAAAGTGATGAATGCTGCCAATAATGAGGCACAGATCTATGCTAATGAGAACGGGGCCGTTGAACTCTATTACGACAACAGTAAGAAGTTTGAGACAACAAGTGGTGGTGTAGCTATAGATGGTGACTTGAAACTAGCTAATAGCAGTATAGATAATGCACTAAATTGGGGTAAAACTGCGAGCATATTACAAGCTAGAGATTCTACTAAGCTAACATTTGGTAATGCAAATGATCTCCAGATCTACCATAATGGTAGCCATTCCTACATAGATAATACTAATGGTACAGGTAATATCTACATAAAAGATGAAGTAGTAAGAGTCAGAGCTTCTACTAGTTTCGCAGTTGACAATGCAGATGGGTCAGAAACTGCATTAATGGCACGTTTAAATGGATCCGTAGATCTCTATCACGACAACGCTAAGAAACTAGAAACCACCAGTTCGGGGATCAACGTAACGGGTCAGATTAATGTTAATGGCTCTGCTTTATCGGCTGCTCCAGAAATAACAGGAACTGCTAGTGGAAGTATTGCTCAAGATAAACCTTGTATTGTTAAAACAGATGGAAATTTAGAACAAGTAGTTAAATCAATAACACAACAAAACCCTGCCTTAGCTGATACTAATGACTTCGTAGCACAAGGAGAATATTTACAAAATGGTTCAAAGCTTATATGGATCGAGGAAAAAAGCTGTTTTATTGTTATGTATCACACAATAGATGCATCAAACAATAGAAAAGCTAAAGCAAAAGTTGGGATACTAGGAACAGGTAGTGATGCTAAAAAAATTCTTTGGGGGCCAGAAGCTTATCTTGCTACTGAAAATTGGAGTTCGATTCCTATTCTTGGATATGACCCTGATTCTGACCATTTAGTTGGTTTACTTCCCTATGGGAATGGATCTCATAGTCGTATTAGATCATATACCTTAGCCATAGATCTAAATAATGCTGCTAATTGTCAAATTAATTATGCCAATCAAATGACTTGGCAGCAATATCAAAACTATATACCTATTGATGTGGTTTATGATTATACAGCAGAAAAATTAGTTACAATTCTAGTTAGTAATTCAAACGGTAGTACAGAATGTAGAGTTATGGAAGTTGACTCTTCTAATGGTGCTATGAGTTGGCCTAGTGGTTCAAGTGCAGTAGGTATGGATCCAGACGGGCATGAAGCTAGAATTCAAGTAAAAGTAAAATATATCGCTGATATTGGAAAAATAGCTTTTGCATATATTGCAGGTGGCTCAGGAAGTGAGTCTCTTAAATTTAATACAATGAATGTTAATAGTAATAATAGTATTACTTTTAATACGAGCGTTATGCTTACAGACGGAATAAATAACTCAAGTAATGGTCAACCTGATAATTGTATTGACCACAGTTGGGATTATGATAAGTCAATAGATAGATTTGTAATTACATATATGATTCATGATGGAAGTGATAAAGGTAAAACTTCTATACAAATAGGAACGTATAATAGTAGTAATGGTAATGTTACATGGACAAATAGAAATAGTATTCTTAGCTATTCAAGTGGAAGTTATACGTCTTCTAATCAGCAAACAATTTATGATGAAAATGCAGGTAGAATGGTTTTTCTCTATATAGATCCAAGAAATAGTAATAAAACTAAAGCTTTTACATGGACAGCAAATACAAATGGAACTGGAAGCAATATTGGAACACCGACTTTGCTAGTTAATGCTAATCAGACTGTTGCAGACATGATATATAGATCTTCTATTAAGGCCGCAGTTATGATAGATAGACAAAACTCTAATAATACGGCTGGTTACTCCCATTCCATAACCAGTGCAGTAGCAACAACAAATATGACTACTGAAAACTTCGTGGGCTTTGCTAAAGCGGCGGCTACAAATGGAAATTCTGTTGACATAAAGGTGGTTGGAAATACATCAACACAATCTTCTTTGACAACTGGTCAAAAGTATTACATTCAAATGGATGGAACTTTAGGAACTTCAGCAGATAACCCAAGCGTAGAAGCTGGACTTGCTCTTTCATCAACCAAACTATTAATCAAATAAATGGCATTAACAAAAATAAGCACGGGCGGTGTCAAAGATGATGCCGTTACAAATCCAAAAGTAGCTTCTAACGCTGCAATTCAGTTATCAAAATTAGAAGTAATTGCAAGTAATAAAATTGTTGGAAATGATTCTGGTAATGCAGTACCAAAAGAACTTACACCAGCAGAAGTTCGCACTATATTAAACATAAATGACGGAGCTAACGACTACACACACCCTAACCACTCAGGAGAAGTAACATCTACTGGTGATGGTGCAACAGTAATAGCAGACAATATTGTAGATGAAGCAAATTTAAAAATATCTAATACTCCTACTAATGGTCAGTTCTTATCTGCTCAAAGTGGTAATACAGGTGGTTTAACTTGGGCTAACGTAACCATACCTCCAGCAGGTAACACCGTTGACCTAGTTGCCGATGGTGCTATTGCTTCTGGTAAGGCAGTACTTATTACGACTGCTGGCAAGGCAAAACAAGTAGCTCTTTTAAATACTGGTATAACAAGCAGTTATAGCGGAAATACGTTTGAGGAGCAGAATGATGGCAGTGCAAACGGTTATCAAACAAGGCACCATTCAACCGTATGGGACGATACAAACGATAGATTTTATACATTGCAAGGTCATAGCTCTGGAGGTACGGCTTGGCTTCATACTTGGACTGTTAACTCTAGTAGCGGAGCCATAAGTTATGGCGGTAATATGAGTGTTAGTAATCATGCGACTGGAAATAATGACAGTCAAAGAATGGATATAGCGTGGAGTACTACAGATGAAATGTTGTTAGAAGTTTATAAAACTAATTCTGGTAATTATATAAACTACAGAGTGTATGACCCCGGGTCATATTCTGGATCTACTTTGCAATGGAGTGAAGGCTCTGAGCTAGAAGTTCATAGTGGAGATGCTGATAGTGTTCGTTTGGCGTATGATTCAACTAGAAACAAATTCGTATGTAGTTTTAGAGACAAAGATGATAGCAATAAAATGGCTATCTATGTTGGAACATTAAACACAAGTGCTAAAACAGTTACATGGGGAAGCAAACAAACTGTTGATAGCAGAACACAATGCGGCTTTAGGAGTGGTATATGTAGCATGGGAAGTGGTTATTTTTGTGTTGCCTATAGTAGTAGTAATGAAGTTTATGCAAAAATAGGAGAAATTTCATCTAGTGCTAACTCAGCTACTTTTGGTTCTGAATGCGAAGTAACTGACACCTCTCTTCAAGGTGAATATCCAGAAGTTGAATATGAGTTTGCACAATCTAAATTAGTATTCGTTTACAGAGATCCAGGCAATGGAAACATAAAAGCTCAATCATCAACTCATAGTGGTACATCTTTTAGTTATAGAAGCTTAAGTCCAGCAACCGTAGATACTAATAATGTTCATCACCTTTACCGACCTGTCTATAATTCATTAACTGGAAAAATATATGTTTTAACAGTTGCAGAAGAAAATGGTGGTGATCCTAAATTAAACTATGTTGATGTATCAGGTACACATGCTTCAACTGGTACCCGTGAAGGTGTAGGTGGCAACTCAGTAGAAGCAATCCACGATATTGCTTTTAATAATAACCAAGGCGAACTTTTTTATGTTGGCTGTCGTGCTTCAAATAATAATATGAACGCAGTAAGGGTTCCAATTGTAACTCAATCATCAACCCTAACTCAAGCGAGTCAATATATAGGCTTCGCAGATCAAGCATATACAAATGGTCAAACAGCCACTATAAAAACATACGGTAATAGTGTTGATACGTTATCAGGTTTAACGGCTGGAACTGAATACTATTTACAACAAGATGGAACTGTAGGAACAAGTACTGGTTTTTCTACTTTTGCTTCATATACTCCTTTAGCGGGTACAGCGTTAAGTGCAACAAAACTATTAATTAGAGATCCATACGCAAGAGCTTAGTGAAACTCCCATCCATGAAGTTTCCTAGTTCAAAAGATTTTGTAGAAAGCCCACCTTTACTTGAAATACCTTTTGAAGTTCCAGAAGGAGAGATGCCAGTATTTCCACCTATTGTTATCCCTCCTAGTGGTCTAAAAGCTCCTAAAGGAATAAAGCTAGAAGAGCCTCCTAAAGAGAAAGAAGAGAAGGAAACTAAAACCGAGAAACGTGATTACACGATACCTGTTGTAGATATTGACATACCTTTACCCAGTGCAGAAGTCGTAGCTACTGCTACTTATGCAGCTGTTGCAGCTGTAGCCACTACCACCTTAGCTACACCTCTATTTGATAAACTTAAAAAACAAATCCAAAAGTTCCTACAGAAAAAAGTAGATAAATGGAAGGAAAACCGCCAGAAAAAGAAAAAGGACTCCTCGGAAAGCTGAAAGATGCTGCAGAGGATCAAGAACATCAAATCCAGATCCTTGGAACATTCGTCAGACTTGGCGTTGTAGTATGGTCAGGATTTATAATAACTATGAATTACGTGGAATTACCTATGGTTAAGAAATCAGGTAACTCAGATATCACGTTCGTTGCCAGTGTCTTTACGGGAGCACTTGCAACTTTTGGCTTAACCACTGGAAACAAGAACAGTGGGAACGGCAAACCCGTAAACTGTCCTATGGCTAAAAAAAAGGAAGAATGAAAAAATGGCTTTTACTCTTCCTACTGGCATCACCCACGGTAGCGAGAGCAGAAATTGTGACCCCAAACTTCACCCAAGGGTCGATGAACAGTACAACAACTACAACTCAAGAAATAACAGAGGAGATCACAACTACAACCTATGGAGCAGCCTTAAACAAATGGTCTGGGGACAACATTACCCACACCTCGGCAACCTCTGGAGGGATAGTAGATACAGATTCAATCTTTACAATCCATACAGCTGGAAGCGACTTTTCCTTAGAGGTGGTGTCGAGAGCAGCAAGTCAGGTGATAGAACTGACCGAAATAGAAAGAACTATCGAAACGGACTCTACTACTGTCTCCTTGTCAGTCTTCTCTCAGTAGCTCCTGTCAAAGCAGAAGGTGAAACTAATAACACTTCAAATCCAGTGGCAGCAGCTACTGGGAATGTAACAAATCAGGCGGTGCAATTCCAGAATAATGGAGCACCGTCTAGACAATATTATGGTGATGGTATCAGTTGTAATGGTGCTACTATGACGTTTAGCCCATTCTATATGGGTAATCATACAGTACCATTTGACGAACACATGAAACAAAGAACCTACACTATATCTGAAAACTGGGGAGGACAGATAAACTTTATGATACCTTTAGACCGTAAAGGATTAGAAAGTTGCAGACGTTTAGCTATTAGACGAGAAGCAAAAGAACGTCTAGACTATGAATTAGTCAGAGCCATGAGATGTGCTGAATTACAGCGTAAAGGTTTCATGATAGCTGAATCATCTCCTGTCTATAAGATGTGTAGTGATATTGTCCCTATAGTTGCATATGAAAAAGCAAAGAAAGTTGCAATTAAACAAAAGTTAGAAAATGATTGTACTCCTATAAAGAAAAGATTTATTTGGGAGGAACAAAAGTACAAATGTCTAAAACAACAAACTGAAAAATGAGTTCATTTACAGATAAAAACAAGAATGCAGAAGCATCCTTAGATGGTCCTAATGACCTGAAACCCGAAGTTAAAACTTCTTTCATTGAACAAAAAGAAGCTGCAGAAAAAGCAGCAGAAGAATCTAAATCCGAAGAATAATGATCCTAATTATCAAGCCCATCCTTTTCGCCTTCTTGAAATCAGACTCAGTTAAGAAGCTAGTAATTGATTTACTAACAGCTTATGTAGCTAGAACTGATAACAAATTAGACGACCAAGCACTCGAAATTGTTAAGACTAAACTATTAACCTAATGGGCACAAGAGTAAAAAAGTTTAATCCAAAAAATACAAGACCAGATAAGAAAAGAGATTTCTATGGTCCTTTACCAGATGTAAAAATAAAAGCTAAAAAACTAGACAAATCATTTAAGGAAGGTTATGGCTGAAACATACAATGAAGATGGTTCTAAAACCTATTCTATAGGACAACGACAAGTAGCTAAATTAAAACCAGAAAAGAAAAATGCCAAAGGCAAAGGAAGAAAAGTTTAATGAA